TAGATGGTTCACCGCCATGTTCTGCTTTCTCTATGGCTGGTTCCGTAGTACAGGGTGGTGGTCATTCTATCGGTTTTGGTAAAACTAAAAAATATTCTGATGGTAAACAAGTAGAAAATATTGAAGATTTATTTTTTGAATTCATCAGAGTTGCAAAAGATGTTAAACCTAAAGTTATTGTTGCTGAGAATGTGTCAGGTTTGTTAATGGGTGAAGCAAAAAATTACTACTACAGAATTACAGCAGAGTTTGGAAATATTGGTTATAACGTATCTTCTATGCTGTTAGATTCATCTCATTATGGAGTACCACAAACAAGAAAGAGAGTTATTTTTATTGCAGTTCGTAAAGATGTAACTGATGCGATTGGTCTTACTGCTCTTAACATTGCTGGTATATTTCCAGAAAAGACTAGTGAAACTGTTACTAGTGGAAATGCATTTAGTGACCTAGTGTATGATGAAGAAGAAATTAAAATGCTAATAAAATCTTTTACAAAGGGCTCTCATTTTGTGACAGCATCAAAAATGCCACTTGATCCAAAAAAAGTATTAACTGGTTGTGATTATCATCCTAGAGGACATCACTTTAATATGAAAAGAATTTCAAGATTCAAACCAGCTCCCACCATCACGGCTTCTGGTGGATGTATTCATTGGAGTGAACTGCGAAAACTTGCATTGGGTGAAACTCGTAGACTCACTTCTTTACCTGAAGATTTCAAACTAACTGGAAAGTGGGAACAAAGATCTGAACGTATGGGCAGAATGGTGCCACCACTAATGATGAAAGCGATAGCAGATTCAATATACAAGAAAGTACTAAAACCCTATAAGGAGTTGAACAATGGCTGATTTTACTTTTGCACATAGAGAAGAAGGATTCGATGAACATATTGAAAATTCAATTCGGGGGTATTCAAACCTAATGGAAGATGTAATTAGTCTTTCACGTTATTTTGTAGAAGATAATGCTAACATAGTTGATATTGGATGTTCTACAGGAAAAAATACAAAAGCCATGATGGAGTATAATAAAGATCATTCTCCTGCAGCACACTATATCGGAATTGAAGTAGCTGATGGTTTTGAACAAGATTTGAAAGATCGTAAGAAAGAATTGAATAGTGCTGGATTTACTAATGTAGAATTTATAATGAAAGATATTCGTAAGTTTCAAATAACAAATGCTAATCTGGTTACTTCTATCTTCACTTTACAATTTATGCCAAAGAAAGATAGAAGAGATGTTATTTCAAATATCTATGCTGGATTGAATATTGGTGGAGCTTTCATTTTCGCAGAAAAAACTATCTGTAAAAGTGCATTGGTACAGGACATGATTACATTCAATTATTACGATTACAAACGAAAATCATTTGATACAGAAGACATCATGGATAAGGAAAGAACACTCAGAAACATCATGAAACCTCTCACATGGGAGCAACTTGAACACATGATATCTTATGCTGGGTTCACTACTGTTCAGCCATTTTGGAGAAATCATTCATTTGTGGGTGCAATAGCCCTAAAATAAGGCCTTGACAAAACACTTTAATATGGTATAATAGTACTATGAGTCCATTTGATTACCTAAAAGCAATTAACGAAACCAAAGAGAATGTTATGCTTACTCCACAAGATGAGAGGAAGTATTCATCTTTTATCGTAAATCGCGGTCTATCTTTCTTTATGGACACTATATTTCAAGTAAATGAAATGAATCGAAACCACCACCTTGACAGCCGACTTCAGTTTGACTATCTTATAAATAATATAAGAAGGAAAAGAAGGTATAGTAAGTGGCTGAAACCAGAGAAACTACAGAATGTTGAATTGGTGAAAGAGTATTATGGATTTAGTTATGAAAAAGCTAAGGATGCTCTAAGGGTACTGTCTGAGAATCAGTTAGCTTATATCATAAACAAACTGAATCAAGGTGGAGTGGAAAATGACAACAGGAACAGAGAACATGGTGGAGTGCACTCTGGAAAATCCCGATGATTTTCTCAAGGTGCGTGAAACACTTACTAGAATCGGGGTAGCTTCCCGAAAAGACAAAATATTATATCAATCTTGTCACATACTACATAAACAAGGTAGATATTATATTGTACATTTTAAAGAATTATTTGCACTTGATGGTAAACCAACCAACTACTCAGAAAACGACCAAGCAAGACGTAACACAATAGCAAATCTTTTATCGGAATGGGGCTTAATTGCACTAGTGAATCCAGAATCTTCAAGTGAATTAGTTGTTCCGTTGAATCAACTAAAGATCCTATCTTTTAAAGAAAAAGACCAATGGGATCTTACAGCAAAATATAATATTGGAAGTAAAAGGACTGAAGATGGCGACCAAAACAATAAAGAATGAAACATTAAAATTTTATAAATTACATCCGAACGCTAAAGACCCTGTTTATGCAACAGAGGGTTCAGCGTGTTTCGATATTCATGCATGTTTTGATGGAGTAGACAAATATCAAGTTCATCAAGACACTCTAAGCAGAGTAATTGCAAAGCCTTTTAAGAACGGAGTTCTTCAAGTTAACAACATGGAAAGAGTAATGATTCCTACTGGATTAATTTTTGATATTCCAGAGGGTTACTCAGTTAGACTTCATTCTAGGTCAGGTTTGGCTTGGAAAGAAGGGTTATACTTAACAAATTGTGAAGGTATAATTGATTCTGACTATGTAGATCCTATTTTCGTTATGATGACTAGCATATCTCAATCTCCAAAAACAATAAATAATGGAGATAGAGTATGTCAGGCTGAATTGGTGAAAAAGATATATCATGGTTTAACCGAAATCAAAAAACCACCAGTTCAAAAGACCGAGCGAGAAGGTGGATTTGGTTCAACAGGTAAATAACTGAAAAGTTATATAACCAAAACTTTAATTCAAAGGGAGTAATCCTATGTTAGAAAAAGCAATTGGCTGGATTCGCAGTCTTACAGAAGCTGGCCTTGCGTTAATCGCATTAGGCGTGGTTCTTCAAATCATTTTTGGAGCAGCTGTTCCTTTTATTGGCCTAGACATTATAGGTTCAGTAGTAGGTATAGTCCAAAAACTAGGTGGTGAAGGACTTGTAGGCCTAGCAGCAATTTGGGTACTTTGGGGAATTTATTCCAAGAAGTAAACTTATATCATCTGACAAGGGTGATTAAACCCACCCTTTTCACTTTTTTTACATTATGACTAAATACTATTATAGTAATTGGCAAATTGATGAAAAATTTATGAAAACTAAATATAAATTGATAGTAAAGGAATCGGGAAATTATACTTCAGATTCTTTAAGCAGTCTACTTTGGACTGTTTTCAAACATCGTTGCGAACATCTCTTCAAAGGAGAAGGTTGGCGCGACTGAGGTTGACCAATTGTGGTAACCTCTAATCCACGAATAGATTTTGTATTTTTGTTCGTGATTACTCCAAGTCTACGTGCTGAAGATTGGAGTGTAATATTAACCTCGCTTTAAAGGAGGACTTATGTATACATTAGCACCACACACATTCCCCACACCACAAGACTTACAAAAAATGCTTGGATTCAGCGTTGGATTCGATGGATTTTTTAATCGTCTTTCTAATATGGACATAGCCCAGTCGGGTTATCCACCATATAACATTCGCAAACTTAATGATTTACAATATGTTGTTGAACTAGCTCTTGCTGGTTTTTCAAAAAGTGATATTGAAGTAGAAGTAACAGATGGTACTCTTACCATTCGTTCTGCTATCGCGAAAGATGATGGGGCTGATAATGATGAAAACAATGAAAACAATGAAATCGGTTTTGTACATCGTGGAATTGCCAAGAGAACTTTTTCTCGGCAGTTCAACTTGAGTGATGATATCATTGTTAAAAATGCCGATCTCCAAGACGGTATGCTTATTGTGAATCTGGAACGTGTAATTCCAGATGAGAAAAAGCCTAGACTGATTCCCATCGGTCAATAGCCACTGTGGTGCCCCCAATCTGCCAAGATTGGGGGATTATAAATAAATATATAGATTAATTGAAACCTCAGTTTTTAACATTATAAAGGATATACATGGCACACGCACATAAAAGTAAAAAGAAAGTATCTAAAGCAATGGGAGCAATTTTAAAAGCTCCTAAAAAAGCAGAAAAGGCAGTGAAAGCTGCTGTTAAGCATGTCAATCATACACATTGGGATACTAAAGATGCATTTGCTGCAGCAATAGCCGCATCGGGTGTTAATCCAAATGCAATAAATGTCAATGCAGAATGGGATCTTTATCAATCAGACACAGAAGGTTACAGGAATCATCTTAAATTAGAGAAATAAAGTAACCCCAATAGGAGTATAAAATGA